ACGTGCAGGTTGGTCGCGAGGGCGGCAAGGTCGGCAACTACTTCATGTCGTTCACCTCGTGGGCGCGCTTGGAGAAGGGCCTCGGCACCCGCGTTCGCTACAGCGACGTCAAGTCGCAGTCGTCGCCCACGATCGGCTTCAAGGCGATCGACGTCAGCGGTCCCGGCGGCACCGTCAAGTGCATCGCCGATGCGTTCTGCGTCGGTAACAAGGTCTTCGGCTTGGACCTCAAGTCGTGGAAGTACCGCTTCATCGACAAGATGTTCATGAACCGCGGAGAGGGCACGGACAACCTGAAGATGCTCCGTATCGTCGACGAGGACACCTTCGAGTCGGCGTGGGCGCATTACGGGGCGATCCAGTGCGACGCTCCGGGGCACAACGTCACCCTGCAAGTGGCGTCGTAAGAAAGGAGAAGCGCTAGCACAATGAGCGATTCTCTCTACTTCCCCGAAGAGGGGTCCCGCGCGCGCTACATGAAGCGCGTTCAGGGAAAGTGCACGTTCGGCTCTACTGCGATCGGCACGTCGTCCATCAGCGGCGGCGTGATGACCCGCACCGCAGCCGGCACGTACACGATCACAACCACCGACGGCTTCGTGAAGCTCAAGAACGCTTCGATCATCTTCAACGCGGCGAGCACCACTCCGGTGGATCTCGTCCCGCAGTTGTACTCGGTCGACGCGTCGGCGGGCCTCATCAAGTTCAAGTTGCTGACCGGCACCGTTGCCACGGACCCCTCATCGGGCGCCGAGGTTTACGTCGAGCTCGGGTTCAGTGACACGGACCTCGATTACTGATGGCAAAGAAGGGAACCGCGGAAGCGATTCTCGCTCTGATGCCGTCAAAGAAGTCGAGCGAGAAAGAGGAGCCGGGCGACGACGAGTCAAACGGCGACGAAGCGAAGGTGGCGGCTGGTGAAGCCCTCGCCGACGCGATCAAGTCCGGGGACGGCGCCGCAATCGCGGAAGCCTTCTCGGACCTGATGGATTGCTGCGGGTACTAGGGACTCGCGGCGCAATGAGCGAGCCCCTCTCGGATCGATTCCGGGAGGGGTTTCGCTTTTGTTCGTGACTCGGAACTAACGAATGGCCGCACTCACCCTCGCACAACTCAGGCAGCAAGCACGCGAGGCCGCGGACAAGCCGCTCACGCTCAATCCGCACGTCACCGAGAGCGAGCTGACCACGTACGTCAATCAGGCGTGCCAATCGCTGCACGATCTGATCATCGCGTCCAACGAGGACTACCACCTTACCGCGGTGGAGTTCACGCTCAGCGACGCAAATACGTTCACGCTGCCGGCCAACTTCTACAAGCTGCGCGGGGTCGACCTACAGGACGGCTCGGACTGGTTCAAGGTCAAGCCGTTCAACTTCGCCGAGCGCGATCGGTTCCGCGAACAGGACTTCGCGGGCACGTATCGGCTCTGGTACCTGCTCCGCTTCACTCCGTTGGTCGCGGACGCAGACGAGATCGACGACCAGTGGGCGGAGTTCGTGGTGCTGATGGCCGCGCGCAAGATGCTCCGCAAGGAAGAGAGCGACACGCGCGAGATCGACGAAGAGATCGCCGCCAAGCGGCAACAGATCGTCTCGATGGTCGAGAAGCGCGACGTCGGCGGACCGCGACGTATCGCCGACCTACGGCGTCGCGTGCTCCGCACCGCCTGGCCCGAGGATGCTGGCGGCGAGGGCTACGCGGTCATGCACCGCTACAAGCTCATGCAGAACGCGGTTTACATCGTCACCGGCGGGTGGCGCTGAGTGGCGAGGATTCGCCTACCGCAGCGCGTGTCGGGTTCGACCGAGGCGCAGCGGGTGCAGGATGCGATTCACGCGACGTTGCGGCAGGTTGCCGACCTCGAAGAAATCGTCGGCGTCGACATCCGCGGGATCTCGTTGACGACTACGCCGCTGGCGATCGTGCACGGCCTCGGGCGCGCACCGATCGGGTGGCGGCTGATCGACAAGACGGGCGCGGGCGATCCGTACCGCACCGCGTGGGATGACAGGACGATCAGTATCCGGGTCGCGTCGGGCACGCTGACCTGTTCGATTCGCGTGTGGTGAAGGAATAACGATCGATGCCGACGACAACGACGACGACATACATGGGGATGGTGCTCCCGAATGTGCTTTCGCGCGTGGGGTCCACGTACGCGTCGGATATCAACACCGCGCTGGGTGTGGTCGATATTCACGATCACGACGAGTACGGCGTGCAGCTCGGCGCCGGGGCGTTTGCGATCGATAACAACGTGTCGTGGGGCGGCTACTCGATCACCGCGCTCAAGGCCACGACCTACACGCAGCAGGCGACGGTTACGACGGCCAACAGCGTGTGGTTCAAGAGTGACGGCAACCTGTGGGCGACCAACGGGAGCGGGACGGCGATTCAGATCACGTCCGGCGGTTCGTTGTTCGCGGCATCGCTCGCCGGGATCTGGAACTCGCTCTCGGTCACGAGCTCGCCAACGATCGCAACCGCCGACACGTACATAGACTACCGCGTGGACACGAGTGCAGCGCGCACGATCACGCTCCCGAGCGCGTCGGCGGTGGGCGCGGGCCGGTTCTACGTCTTCCACGACGTCACGGGCGGCGCCAACGTCTTCAACATCACGATTCAGCGCGCGGGCTCCGACACGATCGACGGGTCGACGTCTCTTACCATCAGCACCGCGTACGGATGGGCGTTCTTGATCTCCACCGGCACCGGCTGGTCGGCGCTCATTCCGCGTTTCGGTGGCGACCTCACCGGCACCAACGGGAATCAAACCGTGGTCGCGGTGACGGGCCTCTCCAACACGCTCCCGGTCAAGTGCGACAACGTGGTGTGGTCCGCGTCGCTTCCGCAGCCAATTCTGAAGCAGGCGGCCAACACCACGACCGCAGGCGTCACGATGTACATCGAGGCACAGAGCGCAGCCGGCAGCAACCAGGCGGGCGGTATCCTCAACCTCGCGGGCGGAGAGCCCACTGGTAGCGGTAAAGCGGGCGTCGCGCGCCTGTGCGCGTCGGTCTCGGGCTACCAGCCCACATTTGTGGCCACCGCGTTCAGCGCAACGCGGCGTGTGGCTGCGATCAACGCCGACCCGGCGACGGACGTCCCGACGGGTGACAAGGTCATCTACATCGCCAACGCGTCGACCAACCCGAGCTCCAACCCTGTGGGCGGCGGCGTGTTGTACGTGAACGCGGGCGCACTCACGTACCGCGGCAGCTCCGGCACCGTCACCGTACTCGGTGCGGCTTGAGTCTCGCCAAGCGCGTCATCCCGATTGCGTTGCGTGAGGGGATCGATACCAAAACCTCGCGCTTTAACGGCGTAGTTGGCCGCCTGACGCGCCTCGAGAACGGCGTTTTCAGCAAGATCGGCGAGATTCAGAAGCGCTACGGGCAAGATCGCATCGTTGCGCACGTCGAGAACGGCGCCGCCATCGCCGAGGCGAGCGGTTTGGCAACATTCCGCGACGAACTGCTGACGTTTGGCGACTACGGGCGCGTGTATTCGCTCTCGGGAGCGTTGGATCGCTGGTTGGATCGAGGTGCGGTCGTCTCGGTGGCGGTCGATGAGCGCTCGGTGGTGCGAAACACCTACCAGCAGAGCAATCCGGACGTCGCGCGGGGCGGGTCGATGACGCTCACCGCGTACGAGGACACCCGCGGAGGCGTGCGCGCCACGCTTTCGGACGATGAGACCGGCGCGGTGCTCATCGCCGACCAGCAGATCAGCGCCAGCGGCACACGCGTACGCGTCGTGTCGTTCGCGAGCGCGTTTTTCATCTTCTACAGCGCGGGCGCGGGAATCTTCTACCGCCGCATCGCGCACAACAACCCCACGAACGTCGAGACCGAGCAAAATCCGGTCGCGGTGCTCGAATCCACGAGCGCAGCGTGGGACGTGGCCATCACCGGCTCGCGGATGACGCTCGCGTGGCTCCGAAACGCGGGCGCGGGCTCCGGCGTCGAGTGGTGGTCGTACGATACGTCGCTCGCCATAGCCGCAAGCGGCTCGTTTGGCGTGTTCACGACCGCGGACGCACTCTCGCTGTTCTCGAACGCGGCAGGGCAACTGTGGTTTGCCTACTCGCGCAGCTCCGCGCAGTACGTGCGCGTCCTCGATGCGGGCGGGACGAGCGTGCTCGGTGAGACGACGATCGGCGCCGTCGCCAACGTGGTCCGCATCGCTGGGTGTGTGCCAACCAACACAACAGCCGCACGGATCGTGTTTGATACGACCGCGCCGCTCACGTACACGGCGGCGTGTTCGGGCGCGGGCGCCGTAACGACGGCATCGGTGCTGCTCCGCGGTGTGTCACTCCTTTCCCGGCCGTTCTCGTACGGCGCAGAGGGTACCGCGTACGTCGCGATCGTGTTCGAGTCGCCGCTTCGCTATCAGGACACCGCGTTTGTGGTGAACGCCGCCACCGGACGCGTGATCGCCAAGGCTGCGCCGTCGCTTGCGGGCGGCGCGCGCTCGCGTAACTGCGTCAGCCACGCACCCACGGTCAGCGCCGGCAACTACACGCTCGCGGCCACAATCAAGACCGCGCTCGACTCCGATGCGGGCGGCGTGTTCACGCGAAACGGCGTCGAACTCATCGACCTAGACTTCACGGGTCAGGCTCGTTACCTCACCGCAGAGGCCGGCGGAAACCTGCTCATCGCGGGCGGCGTGCTGCACGCGTACGACGGCGTGTCCGTCACCGAGCACGGCTTTAACTGCTTCCCCGAGGGCATCACGTCGAGCGTCGATGCGGGCCTCGGAACGATCGACGCGGGCTCGCACTCCTGGCGCGCGGTCTACGAGTGGACCGATGGACAGGGGCCCGTGCACCGCTCCGCGCCGAGCGAGGTCGAGACGATCGTTACCGTCCTCAACGACCGAGTCACGCTTACGATCCCCACGCTCCGCCTCACGGCCAAGAGCAACGTGCGTATCGCGGTCTACCGGAACCTTGCGGCCGGCGCGGTTTACTACCGCCTCGGGTCGATCGCGTCGCCCACGCTCAACGACCCCACGACCGACTCGGTCACGTTCGTGGACGGCGCAGCGGACGCCGACATCCGCAACAACGAGGTGCTGTACTCGGACGGCGCTCCGGGTTCAGAGTTGGAGCACATCGCGCCTCCGGCCTCGCGTGCCATCTGCACGCATCGCGGGCGCGTGTTCGTGGTCACCGGCCGAGACCGTGTCCACTAC